GAGCCGCCGGCAAGTTTTGACGCCGCCGCGCTTGAAGCCGCCGCGACTCCGCCACCGATAGCCGCCTTCGCCAGAATCGGTCCAAGAACTGCCCATTCGAGTCCCATATCATCTCCTCTACGTCGTGACTACCGTTCCCAACGCCGACTGAATCTCAAACGATGGCGCGTGCGCGATCTGCGGCACGACCATCCTCAACATCCCGTTCTCGTCAACCCACACTTCGCCGTCCCCCAGGCCTGCGCCGCTTCGGTCGTAGCGGACAAATCGCAGTCCCGTCAGTTTCGCCCGTTGCGCCGTGTACAGATCGCCGATGACCGACGCAAGGATTCGCAGGATGTCGGTCAGGGCGTGCGGGCCGCTGGTGGTTCCAAGCGTCGGGGGTGCGCACTTTTTCTCGATCATCGCCGGCCATCCTCTTGAAGCCGCACTCGAATCGCGCCAACCCGCCAAGCTGTGCCGGGCGTGATGTTTTCCACCTTGATCGCCATCTGCCTGTTCCGAAGCCGCACGTTTTTCTTGGCTTCGCTGCCGTTCGCGTAGACTGTGAACTGCGCTGGCTTCTTCGCCCCGCCCGGTGCGTTACGATGGCTCACCACCACGTCCACCATCTGAGTGTCGATGTCGGCCGTGCCGCGAAACTCCACGTCCGGAATCACGGCATCGACGAAACAGAATCGCTCCCCGTCCTCGAGATCGAAATCGGAGGACTCCACGTAGGACGACAGCACGGCGCCGTCCGCATCGCACCCGACTTCATGGAGGTACATCGTCCCGGCCGCCGCGCCGAAGATTTTCCCGCTGTCGACCGAATCGGCCCAGGCCGTCCTGGACACGCGACCGTAAGACCACACGTTGTCGACCGTGTTGAACAGGACGTAACGGTCGTTTTCGGCGGCTGCTTCGCTCGGGTAGAACCAGATGATCTCGTTGAACTTGAGGATCTTCCCGGCCACGATCTTTGCCTTCTGGTCGGCGTTCATGCCGCTGAAAATGTAGTCGCGAATTGGACAAGGCAGCGGGTCGACGCGCCCGGTGTAAACGTAAAAACCGCCGTCGCCCATCCAGAAGATCATGTTGTTCGCGGCCACAACGGAGTTCGTTGAGATAATCGTGGTCGCGGCCGAAATCAGTTCGAACGAAAACGTGTAGGGCGGCCCGACGAACCGCATGGAGTAGAGGCCCGAATCCGTCCAGATGATCGTCTCGTTCTTCGAGAACTTCGATGCCACGATTCTCGACCCGACCGATAGGCGGTAGTAGCCGGCCGTGTTGTCGGCCTTGGGCGTCCAGTCGACCAGGCTCTCTTGCGAGGACCACCGCACCATGAGCGGGTCCGCAACGGCTGAACCGATCGGGTTGCAACCGAAGGCGACGACGTGCCGGTCCAGGTAGGACACGCCGACCAGAGCCGTGATCGTGGGGACGTCCGACGCGCCCGCCAAACTGGTGAGGTTGACCATGCGGGCCGCCAAGCCGCCGCTCTTGTCCCAGTAGTAGATCGCACCGTCGTTCGGAGCCGCCAGAAGATCCTCGCCGAAGTCGCCTTGGCTCCATGTCCGCAGTTGGTTGCTGGTCGCTCCGATGCTGGACGCCGTGCCATAGGGTGCCAATCCGTAAGGCCCCGCACCCCACCCTTCCCCACTCACAAAGTCAGCCAGCCCCACGCCGAGATCGTAACTCACGACCGTCGCCGCGTCTCCGCCGGCCACGCTGCCCGCCGTCGCCACGCCATTGGTCAGGATCTGGTAGCCGTCGACGCTGCCGACCATGTAGATGATGTGTTCTTTGTTGATGTCCGCAGCCGCGATTCCATCAAATCCGGTGGCGCCGGAGATCGTGACGTAATCGCCCGCCTTCGCCCCGTGCCCGGCATCGGTGATGGTGATGAGCCCGCTCCCGGCGGCCACGCTCATCAGGGAGTCATCCGGCAGCGTCACGCTACGTCGAAACGGTGTGACATCGTAGAACTTCGACCCGTAGTAGATGTAGAACTTGAGATTCGTCCCGCAGCCAGCGTAGGCGCCGCGGTCCAGCGCCATCCAAGTGTGAATTGACCGGCACGTCCCGATGTATTCAGAGATCGAATCCTTGACCCACCCGCCGATGCTCTCAGGAAATCCAGACCTGAACCGGACGTTGTTGCAGTCGTACCACCCGCCCGCATTGGCGTAGTCGGTCGCGTCCCGCACGATCCCAGGCCGGAAGATGAATTTCTTGAGAGGCATGGTCTAGGCCTTACCCCATGTACCCAGTCCGCAAATCCACTGACGTTACAACCGTCAGAGTCTGATTGTTTCCAGACCAGTCTTTGTACTGGAGATTCGTTGTTCCAAACCCTATGCTGTGGTTGTGTGCAGCCAATCCGTTCAGGTAGGTCGTCAACACCGCCCCGGCGTAAAACACTTGATCTGTCGTGTGCGTGTGGGCTGCTGCCGCTTTGTCGGCTAAGGCGTTAAAAAGGTCTGTCTGCCCGCTGATGCTGCCCGTAATCGCGCCCCACGCGACCGTCGCCGTGTTGGTGGCCGGAGCCCACGCCGACCCGCTCCATCTCAGGTACTGGCCCGTCGTAGCCCCGCCCTGCGCCAACTTGGAGAGCGAGAGCGACCCACTCAGATCAGACTCGGTATGGGTATGCGATGAAGCCGCTTTCCCGTCTAGCGCCGTTTGTAGCCCGGTGATTGTGCTGATGGCTTGGGTGTGGGATGTCGCGGCCTTGCCGTCGAGCGCCGTCTGCAACCCGGTCACATCGGAAATCGCGATGGTGGGCAGCGCGTGAGTGTGCGTTGAGCTTGCCTTTCCACTGAGGGCTGAGGCCAAATCGCTTTGGTCTCCCAGCGTCCCGGTGATGTTCCCCCACGCCACAGTCTCGGTTCCCGACTCGCCCGTCAGGTCGGCCGACGGCGCCCACGCGGAACCGTCCCACTTCAAAACCTGCCCCATCGTCGCGCCGCTTTGTGCGATTCGAGCGAGTGCCAGCGACCCGGAGTTGATATTCGATGCGTTCCTCGTATCCACCGTGGCCGAAGCCGCCAGCGTGAGAGGAGCCCAAACCGTTTCGTTCCAGGCCAGAGCCTGCCCTGCCGTGGCCGCGCCCTGCGCGATGCGAGCCAGCCCAAGGCTGCCGGTCGTGATATTGGTCGCGTTGGTCGTGTCGGTCGTAGCCGAAGCCGCCAAGCCGGCGATTTTGGAGTTAGCGAGCGACATGATCCACGCCGGGTTGGCATACGATCCTGTCAAACTTGCTAACCCGCCTGCCACTGTGTCGACGTAGCCCTTGGTCGCCAAGTTGCCCGCGACCGTGGGAGTCGCCGCGCTGGCTACCCCGGTGACAGAGAGCGCCCCGCCAATAACTACGGCGCCGGATGCTGTGAGCGTGGCGAGCGAAAGGTTGTCGAGAGCGTTGTAGACCGCCGCGCCCGCGCCGGCTCCGTCGCAGTAGATCAGTGCCGATTTTCCAACGGGCACCGTTGCGGTCGCGCCCGTGCCTTGCCCTAGGATGACGGTCTCATCGCACGCATTCACGACGAGGAAGAACCGCGCCCCGTTGTTCGGTGCGACCGTCACAGTGCAGGCCCCGCCCGGCGAACCATAGAACCGGATTACCCTGTTGCGCGCGACACTTGTAACGCCGTCCGACACTGTGAGCGCGTAGGTGGTGCCCGACAGTTCGATACTGGTATAGCCGCCGATGGCCGCCTCAAGGAACCCAATCGTGGCGTTCAGTGTCGCGCCCCACGACCCGGCCTGTTCGCCGGTCGGGATCAGTTCAAGACCCAGCCCGTCAGTGTATGTGCTCGGCATTAGTGAAACCTCACAACGGCCAGCGATGGATCAGCGGCTGGAAACTGAACTTGGAACGTCGACGCCACTGAGGCCTTATCAAGTCCGAAGTCCAGCACCGCCACCGCCGGATTGCCCGCGGCCGTCGAATTGTAAATCAGTGCCCCGCGAACCCCAGTGAAATCGCCAGACCATGAGACGTCATCGAAATCCACATAGGCCGTTTTCCCGATCTGCCCCGATACGGACCCGAGGGCAACCCCGTTCGACGAGAGATCCGCGCCGCCCGCCGTGTACCCGGCGAACACGATCTCCCCTGTTGCCGTGTAGGCGGTCGTGGTTTCGTCCAACGTCGCCGTGTTGGCATAGAGCGCGATTTTGAACGTGTGGCCGGTTGTGACGGTGAAGTCGTGGACGGCCGCAAGGATTTCAGCCAGGAACGAGTCGCAGATGTAGCTGCCAGTGAATGCCATCGTCAAACCTCCATCCGGGTATCAGGCTTGCCCACGTCAAACCTCCATCCGCGTATCGGGCTTGCGGTAGGTGTCCTTCAGGACGCGCCCCTCGCGGATCACGCGGAGGTCCATCAGTTTTTCCTTGAGCAGGCCTTCCATCGCGATAATCTCTTCGGGTGGCTGCTTCATGAACACGGCCGCCTCAATCAGGCAGGCGTCGAGCAGCACGCTGGAGGCGTTGTCGCCCAGCCAGGTCGTCTCCAGATCGACAATCGACTGGGGCATCGCCATGTACTCGATCGTGTAGGGGTACGTCCCAGCCGGCGGCGGGCAGATCGTCAGGGTGTCGTCGTCCGCAAAAGCGTAGTATTCCGGCGACCCGTTTACAAGCAGAGGGAATGCCTCTCGCAGATAGCTCAGGTCGCGCCGCTTCAGGAACCGCGCGCCCGTCGAGAGCGTCACCATGAACTCGTTGACGTAGAGCATCCCGGTCGGAGCGGGGACCGTGGCCGTGCCCACTACGAGGTTGTCCGAAAACGACTTTTTCGAATCCGGTACGCGAACCGCCGTGCTGATCCGGTTCTCCGCCTTTCGCACGATTGTCGGAATGTTTGCTACGAAGTTGGCTTCGTCGTTTTCGGCCCAGTCCTGAATTGCCGCAGCCAGTTCGGAGTAGGTCACGTCAGCAGCCCTTCTTTTTCCTGATCGGTCCGCCCTTCGCCTTCTTCACGGGACCGCCCTTTTTTGCTTTCACGACGGTTGATTTCTTGGCGCTCTTGGCTTTGAGAATTTCCTTGATGGCCGTCACGAGCCCTGCGGCCACGCCACCGCCAAGCGCAGATCCACCAGCCCCACCTATCAACGCCCCGATCCCGCCACCGCTCAGTACGTCGCCGGCATAGTCCTGCCACGATCGGCGCTTCTGCGGCATGAATCCTTGCGTCATCCTCGGGTCGAACTGGCGCTGAGCCTGCATCAAATCAGAGGGGGACTGGCCCGGCATCGGTGCCGATGAAGGCGCCATGCCTTGCGGGGCGGAAGGAGTAGCCGCCGGCGCATAAGCAAAATCAGCCGGATTGACCATCCCCCCTTGATTCGATGGCTGGTTAGGCTGCTGCCAAGACGGTGTGAATTGGGGGGCACCAGTCACGCCGCCACCGCCAGCCATCCTCGTTGGGAGTCGAAACTTTTTCATGGCCGCTCCTTACCTGCACGCGAAACTAATGGTCACGGCGGTCGCCTGAGTGACGGGAGAGCCGGACGTTCCGCTCCGCACCTTCAGCCACTGCATCGCGTACCACTGATCCGGTGGAAGGTCTACGCTGAGGTTGCCTGTCGAAGCGGGGAAAGTGACGACGCCACGATAAAAATCTTCCCGCTCCCTGAATACCGTGCCGCCCATGCTGGCCTGGAATGTCAGGACGGCACTGCTGTCCATCGCCGAAATGCTCATTCGCGCGACGGTACACCCTTGAAAGTTCACGGCATCCGA